TGTTTTCATGTGGCCATACAAATTAATGCCTGACCCTAGAGCAGTAAAACGTTTGCTTAAAATGGGTTGTGATGTAAAATGGGACAAAACAGAAATTGAAGTACCTGTGAAAGTGACGAATCCTGACGATTTCATCCAGGGTACAAATTATCCTAAAAGCGCAAAACGTAAGGTTTGGTTGGTGCAAATCACCATTCCATTAGAAGTAATGGATGATATCAAAGAAGGTTCTGTAGACCTAGCAGGTTCCACTGTAGATTTAGAAGAATTAGATGATGCTTATGACGAAGACCTAGATAAAGAAGGTACTGAAAAAGACGACAATCAACAACTTGATCAGCAACCCGCACAACCAATGGGTGCGCCAGTCCAATAAAGGTATAAAAATGAATCAGCAATTAAATGAAGGATTGGATTATCATGATATGAAAAATATGATAGATCCTTTAATATCAGTAGACGAGTACGCTGCAAGAATGGGTGATGATAGTGATGTCGTCACACTAAGTTTTATTGTATCAAGCCATTTAGCTGCTGACGATTTAGTAAGTTGGTTAGAATTAGGTTATGATTTCATTTTAGATGCTAGCGTTAGTGAAGGCGAACTAGAACCGGGCAAGTGGTTAGTATTTGTTGAGATGAAGCGCAGATCAAATGTACCAAATAAAATCATAGAAATTCTAAAAGATTTAGAAACATTAACAGATTTAGATTTGAAAGATTGGGAAGTTAAAGTAGACGATCACACGCATGACGCTAATTTAGATATTTTAAAGCAAGTGATTATTACTAATCCTAGCCAATATAAAATAGAAAAAGGTAGTGAAGAAGAATTAAATGAAATGAGACAGATCGCAGGATTACATAACAAAAAAGTACACGAAATTGATGATGAAATAAGAAAATTTATAACTAATGCAGGTTTATAAAATGCTTGAAACTATTGTTAAAAATTTGAAAGGTATGCTAGCCGATAGCCATGATGCTGAATGTCTATCAAGTAAAAGAGTCGTAGCATTTTTAGCATTCATTTGTTGCGTAGTAGCATTTTTTGTTGATCTTTTTTCCAATTATAATGTTAGTGCAAATTTATTTGATGCAATGATGTGGATCGTAGTTGCAGGTTTGGGCTTTACTGGTTTGGAAAAATTTGCACCTAAGAAGTAATTCTGTTATAATAAAGCATGGACCATTACGCAACGTTGGGTGTTGCAAAAAACGCTACATCCGATGAGATAAAGAAAGCCTACCGCAAATTAGCCAGTCAGCATCACCCTGACAAGGGCGGCGATACCAATAAATTCCAAGAAATCCAAACTGCATACGATACATTGAGCGACCCACAAAAAAGATCAATGTATGATAACCCTCAGCCTCAAGGCTTTCCTGGTGGATTCAGGATGAATGTCAATGGGTTAGATATCAATGATATATTTGGGCAGATGTTTAATCAAAATTTTGGACAACGCCCGCAAAGACAAGTATACCGTACACAAGTGATTGTCTCATTACTAGAAGCATATAACGGGACAAATAAAATTCTAGAATTGAATACTAATAGTGAAAAAAAGATAATTGATATCAAAGTTCCTAAAGGCGTAAATTCGGGAGATCAATTGCGTTATGACAATGTATTGGATGGTGCGTCCCTTATGATTGAATTTAATGTCATGCCCGATTTAAGATTTGAGCGAAGGGGACAGGATTTATTTTGTAATCACAGTATAGACGTATTCGATTTGATCGTAGGTACTAACTTAGAATTTACGACAATATCGGGTAAAAAATTAGCTGTCACAATTAAACCAAAAACTCAACCTTATATGCAAGTAAAATTAGCAGGACAAGGCATGCCGATACCTAATAGTAATATGTTTGGAGACCAATACATCTTGCTAAAACCCTTTATTCCTGATAACATTAATAGTGAAATTGTTGATACTATATTGCGAAATCGCATACAATAAATATTTTAGAGAGGCTTATGAATAATTCACCCGAAATCGAAAACATCATCGAACAATCTATTTCTTATGCTAAGGAATTTAAGCATGAGTATGTGACCATTGAGCATTTATTGCTTGGTCTTATCACATTTGCCCCATTCAAGAAATGCTTGAATGGTTTTGGATGTGAGACAGATTTGATGATTGACGAGATTCGTGCCTACCTACAGAGTTTAACAAGTATTGAACGCTCTGATAATGAGACTCCTAGAAAAACTAACGCCCTTGAACGTGTGATGAATCGTAGTGTCACGCAGGTATTATTTACTGGTCGTAGACAAGTGACTACGGTCGATCTCTACTTAAGTATTATCAGCGAAGGTAATACACATGCACATTATTTCTTGTTAAAGTATGGTGTGAATAAACAAGAATTTTTGGCTTATTGGCAGCGTCATTATAAGGGCGGCGAATTCAGTAATTTAACTGATACACAAGCCGAAGAAATTCTTGAACAGTTTACTACTAATCTTACAGACCTTGCTAGACAGGATAAGTTAGAACCTGTTATCGGTCGTCATAAAGAGATTGATGACATCATCAATGTGCTTGCCAAGCGTTTCAAGAGCAACGTATTGATGGTAGGTGATCCCGGCGTTGGTAAGACTGCTATCGCTGAAGGTATAGCAAGAGCCATCGTCAATGAAGAAGTTCCAGAATTTTTACAGGATCATGCATTATATAGCCTTGAGATTGGAAGCCTCCTAGCAGGTAGTAGATATCGCGGCGACTTTGAGGAAAAGGTCAAGCAGGTTATCGAAGCACTCAACACAAAGAAGAAGGCAATTCTTTTCATAGACGAAGCACATACTATGAGCGGTGCTGGTAGCAGCAACAATGGTAGCATAGATTTTGCAAATATGATAAAACCCGCAATCACTAAGGGTACGCTCAAGGTAATTGCTTCAACTACTTGGGAAGAATTTTATGAGAGTTTCGAAAAGGATCGCGCATTGATGCGACGATTCTTTAGAGTAGCGGTTGATGAACCAAGCCACGACACAACGATTCGCATCCTTAATGGTTTGCGAGATAGACTCAATGATTTCCATAGCGTAAAAATTACTGATGAAGCCATTAAAGCCTCGGTAGAAAATGCTGACCGCTATATACATGATCGTAAAAATCCTGACAAGAGCATCGACCTGCTTGATGCAGCCTGTGCCAAGCAACGTGTATTAGAAAACAAAAATGCTGAAATCACAAAGGAATTAATTTACGAACAGGTTGAAAAATATACTGGAGTGCCTGCTGATAAGCTTAACGGCGACAATTTCGACAAGATTAATAATCTTGAAAGTAACGTCAAAGATAAATTGTATGGACAAGATGAGGCAGTCAGCGAAGTACTAGATAGAGTTTATGTCAGTTTTGCCGGAATCAACAATGAAACAAAACCCATTGCGAGCTTTTTGTTCCTTGGTCCAACGGGTACTGGCAAGACCGAACTAGCAAAGTTATTGAGTAAAAATCTTGAAATGCCTTTGCTCAAGTATGACATGAGTGAATATAGCGAGAAGCACTCTGTAAGTTCATTGATCGGTCCCCCTCCCGGTTATGTTGGTTTCGGCGACAGCCAAGTGCAAGGTGGTCGCTTGATCAGTGATTTGAGTAAGAACCCACATAGCGTGATGTTGTTCGATGAAGTCGAAAAGGCACATCCAGATATCTTCAACATCTTCTTGCAGATCCTTGATGAAGGTCGAGTGACCGGTAGCAATGGTAAGGAAGTGTCTTGTAAGAATTCAATCATTATTCTCACTAGCAATCTTGGTAGTGCTGATGGTGAACGTAATAATATCGGTTTCGGTGAGTTGGCTAAGACCGGTGAAGATGATAAGGCATTGAAGGATTTCTTCAAGCCTGAATTCAGAAATCGTCTTGATAAAATTTGCAAGTTCAAGAAGTTGGACATGCTTTCGATTAAGAAGATTGTTGTCAAGTTTACAGAAGATGTCAAGAAACTCTTGCTTGAAAAACATAACATCACGCTAAACTTAGCTGAGCCTGTTGTTGAATATCTTGCTGAGAAAGGTTATGATAACAAGATGGGCGCACGTCCTCTAGCACGTAAGATTGATGAATTGATTCGCGTACCATTGAGTAAAAAGGTATTGTTTGAACAAATCAAAAATGCAAATATCATGGCAAATCTTGTTGATAATAAGATTGAGTTTGTGGTTTCGCATAAAGTTACAGCCAAAGTGGGCGACGACGGAATCATACAAGTAGAAGGCTGACAAATAAAATGACTACGATTCCTGCTATAGAGATTAAAAATAGACTTTACTTCAATAAATTTCAATATAAAGCTACTTGCTTTATACAAGGGGCTGCCTATACTTATTATACACCTGATTTAGAAACTTTTATAGCACGTATGGAAAAATTCCGCGATGCAAGAAATAACAAGTATGGAGTAAGAGTTTTAGATAATGACTGGACAGAATATTGGGAAGAAGTCAATGTAAACCAAATCAGTCAATTTCTTGTTTGGCGTAATACAGTCGATAAAGAAAAATGCATGTTACGTATACAGGGTGATACAGTAAGTTTTTTCAGTAATAGTTTAGACCTTTTACAAACCCTACAATGTATTGATACCAATGTTAGATTTTTTGAGGCTAAAGTGTTGGCATCAGATACTATCTATTTTAGCAAAGAACCTAAGTACAAATTTAGGACTTTTTTTAAGGGAAAACGTTGTCCTGACGATTTTTTTACTAATGTGATTGAGTTTTGTAGTAGATATCCCAAAGCAAATGTAAGTCGCGGATTGCAATCTTTAGCCCATAATCGTAGGAAAAATTACACAAGATTTATATATTTGCACAGCAGTTATTATATAGATTACAACGATGAAAGCATGGTAACTATTTTACATATGCTTTTCCCAAACATGATCGGTAAAACATATAGTTTAGCTAAACGCCCGTAAAACAGATAAATACTCTAGTAATTATGGAGTATTTATGGCTAAAATTGTAGAGGATGTCGTTGTCATCAAGTTCAGTAAAATCGTAAAAGACAACGAAAAAGAAAGCGCAACTATAGCAAATCAAGAAACATTAGCGGCCCTAGAACAAGTCGCTCAAGAACTTGCGGGTGAGGGCATCGTCGTTGAGGCGATGAAAGCCTAATGAGTCAGGTTACTATACTAGAATTATTACCGCAAACTACCTATAATGGTGGCGGTACAGCAAACGTCTATACTGTGACTGGTAATGCTCAACCTGCTGCCGCATATTACCTAGGTAATCAGGATTTACAAACAGTTAACATCAAGTTAGCAAATTGCACCGGTAATATTGTTATCGAGGCAAGTTTAAATAGTAATAGTTCAAATGCTGAATGGTTTAAAGTATATGAGTTGGTAGCAAATGCTAACGCCGGCTCAGGTACTGAACCATACGATAGCAGCAATGCAAGCATCTATACTAATGTAGAAGGTAATTTCGTCTATCTACGCGCCAAGATCGTTGATTTTGCCGGCGGCGTTGTAAGCTTTGTGAAATTGAGTTATTGATATGAAACAGATTGTTGTAATGCCAGGTGGTTTTCATCCTTTTCATGCAGGGCATTACAGCCTTTACCAGGCCGCAAAAGAACAATTTCCAGATGCTGAAGTGTTTGTAGCTGCGACTAACGATCAAAAAGAAAGACCGTTTCCATTTAATATTAAAGAGAAACTGGCAAGAGTTGCCGGTGTAGATCCTAGTCATTTTATACAGGTAAAAAGTCCTTTTAGACCAAAAGAAATCACTGATCATTTCAATCCTAATGAAGATGTACTTATTTTTGTGCGCAGCGAAAAAGATAGGTTAGAAGAACCTAAACCAGGTGGAACAAAAAAAGATGGCACACCTAGTTACTTTCAACCTTATACTGGAAAAAATGTAAAACCTTACGGAAAACAAGCATATATCACATATTTACCAACCATAACTTTTGGTCCAGGAATTAAAAGTGCGACAGAAATTAGAGACAACTGGCCTACTTTAAGTATGCGACAAAAAACAGCAATGGTTATGAGTTTGTATCCTGCTACTCAGAGTAATCCTAAATTAGCAACTAACGTTGTAAAATTACTGGACGCAGGCATGGGCACAGAAACAGTTGATGAGGCGGCAAATCCAGCGCAACAAGCTGCTACAGCAATCAATATGAAAAAAGCTGGTAAAAAGCCTAAAACAGAAAGCCTAGATTATCTACCAGAAAAATAATTTCACACCCCTCTCATGATGTAAATATTCATACATTTTGAGAGGATATATGGCCACTAAAAAACAAAAGAACGAAGAGAAGACAGTACCTGTAGAAAAGGTACAAGAGATTGTTGAGCAGCAAGCTGCTCAAAATCAAGAACCAACTGTACCAGGACAGAATCAAGTACAAGTAAACGTAGATTTCCTACGTACTACTAGAGTACATATTGCTATGCCCTGCTATGGTGGTATGTTGACTGAATCAACATTTATGAGTTTCATCAAGTGGGCGAATACCGCCCGTCAGTTGGGTATCGACTGGACGCTAGAAACTATGGTTAATGAGTCACTTATTAGCCGCGCACGTAATACACTTACTGCTAAGTTCCTTGATATGCCAGACGCTACTCACCTGTTCTTTGTCGATGCTGACATTGGCTGGGAACCATGGCACTTGCTAGTTTTATTGAATAGAAATGTAGATGTGATTGGTGGTCTGTACCCCATGAAGACTATGCCCATCAAGTGGGTAGTCAATGGATTTGATGGTGCAGAAGAAGGCCCAGACGGTCTACAAGAAGTTAGCAAGGCAGGCACAGGCTTCTTATTGATGAAGAAGCATGTATTTGAAAAGATGAATAATCACCCTGCTGTCAAGCAGTACAAGAACGATATCGGTCTTGATCCTAAGTACGACAAGTACCTCAAGACTTATTTCGACACAGCCGTTCGTCAGAATCGTTACTATTCTGAAGATTGGACTTTCTGTGAGAACTGGCGCGATCTTGGTGGCCGTATCTGGGTTGACAAGCGAGTTCTATTGCGTCATAGCGGTTCTTATGTATTTTGCATGGAGAATCAGCAGTATCTACTTGATAACATCGGCCCGATGTACGTCAAGGATCAAGAAGCAAAGAAAGCCCAAGAGGGCAAGTAACAGAGAGAGAGCCCCGAAAGGGGCTTTTTCTTTTGTGCAACATATATCCGAATTATAGATAAATACTATATTATTGCGGATTATCTATATGAAAGTTAATGATATTTTTGAAAGTACTGTCGCAGGTTCTATCGCAACAGTAGCGAAACCACTAGGTGAGATTGAAACAAGGGTTGAAAAACCACCTAAAAGTCCGCCTGTTAAAAAGAATAAAAAGAAGTTCGCTAATCAAATCAGCGAAGGTGCTATGAAGGCACTTGCCTATAACCTTAAGCATATGGATGCTGACGAATTTCAAAAAGTATATAATAAAACTAAAGAATTTTTTACTAAATCAAATACAGCGGCTGCGCCCAAACCAACATCTGCACCTAAACCAGCACCTAGCACTAAAACAGGTTCTAAAGCATGGCACGATACTGGGTACACAGATAAAAATGCTGCTAAACAATTAGACGAGCCTATTAAGGAAGATGAATTAAAGGAAGATGATTTAATCGTAGTCCCAGGCATGCGCCGTATGAAAGATACAAGTTTCATTCCGCATAAGGCAGATCGCCGTGACCATGAAGTAGAGATGGCGCGTAGTGATTTATATGCTGCTGCTAAAGACGCTATGCGTATCTATAAGATGATAGAGAACCGCACAGAAGATGAAGGCTTGATGGGCTGGCAGCAATCATACATCACATTAGCTTCTGACTATCTAAACAGCGTAGCCGATAGTTTAGAACATGATTACGCTGCGGAAGGTTTAGCAAATGTTGTAGGTAAACTAGCACATGCAGCGGCAAAAAAACAAATAGGAGATTTACCTAAAACAGCAGAAGTACAACGCGCTATAGCAAATCAAACTAATCAAAACGTCAAGAATATCAAGACAGCAACAAAAGTAGGTGCAGCAGCCGGAGCTGGTGCGGCAGGTAAAGCGGCATCAGACAAAATACAAAAAGAAAGTGCTGGAGTGTTGGCAGGTGGCATGAGCAATTTTGAAGAATCAAGACCTTATAATCCACTTGACTATGAACGCCGTGAACAATCGGCGATGGATCAAGAAAGAAGAGATTTCAAAAGAAGAGAAATGGATGCAGAATTAGCCGGTGAAGAGGAACGCGCAAGAAAATATAATCAAGGTCCTTGGTATGTTCGTGTTGATGGGAAAATTGTAAAAGATAAAAACAAGCAACCATACACGTTTGATAATCTTGAGGTAGCAAGGAAAGCAGCTCAAACTATGATGAAAAAAGATTGGAATCAAGGTAAACAATTTAGTTATTCACGCAGTCCAACTGATAAAAAAGATGTGGCGGAAGGCAAATGTGTTGAGTGTGGCGGACCTTCTTATAGCGAAGAAAGTATTGCTGAAGCAAAAGATGCTTGCTATAATAAAGTCAAGAGCCGTTATAAAGTATGGCCATCAGCGTATGCAAGTGGTGCATTAGTCAAGTGCCGTAAAGTAGGCGCAAGCAACTGGGGCAACAAGAGCAAATGAGAAATTACATAAACATCATCGAAGCAATAGAAAGAGGTTGCCCACCGGCAACACAAGATATCGAACTCAATCTAAAAAATAGAAAGAAGGCTATCGATGAGTATATGTATGGCCCATTAGATCCCAATAAACCTAATATTGACTATTGGACCAAAATCGCTGATGAATGGAACATGGATGACATTGAAGATGCTAAGTCTGCAAGATGCGGAAACTGTGCAGCCTTTGATATAACAGAAGATATGCAAAATTGTATATCAAAAGGTATAGGTAGTGAGCCTGGTTCTGACCCAACATCGACTATTGATGCAGGCACTCTAGGATATTGTAAATTTCTAAAATTTAAATGCGCGGCTAAAAGAACTTGTAGCGCGTGGGTAGAAGGTGGGCCTATTCAATGAGACACCGTCAATTACTTGAAGCGTGTTGGAAAGGGTACCATAAAGAAGGTATGAAGACCATGTTTGGTAAAAAATATCCAAATTGTGTCAAGAATAAAAAGACCAACGAAGATCAAATAAGCGATGAGCGTGTACGTAAGATTCAAAATTTCTTAAACGATAAGTTCGATGCTAACTTAGATGTTGATGGCGTGCTAGGTCCATTAACACTAAAAACTATAGACAAGTTTATGCCGGATGCTAAAAAGCGTTTAGCACCGGAGCCAGACAAGAATACAAATGTTCAAGGATTAGAGAAAAAACTAACTGAACAAGAATTAGAAGAAGATTTACGCAAGTGGTTTAAAGAGAAGTGGGTTCGTTTTGGACCAGATGGAAAGATTCGCGGAGCATGTGCAAGAGGTAGTGGTAGCGAAGGTAAGCCTAAGTGCTTGCCACAAAGCAAAGCACATAGTTTAGGAAAGAAAGGTCGAGCAAGCGCGGCGGCACGTAAGCGTAGAGAAGATCCTAATCCAGAGCGTAGTGGCAAAGCAAAAAATGTTGCAACAAAAAGTAAGAGAGATAGCAAATGAGTAAAATTTTTGAAGGTCTAGACAAAGCAGCATCACGCCAAATACAAAATATTGTGCGTCAGAATCCAAAAGGTAGTGCTGCTGAAAAAATGCTATTAAAGCGTTATATCATGACACCAATGGTTCAAGACTTTGATTTGTCTGCTGAAGAATGGATAGGTCAGGCAACAAAATGGTTAGCTGCAAATCAAAATAATATCAAAACAAACTATCCCGAAATTGATACAAGCGATCTTGTTAATCTAGCTACTAAAATGTATGAAGATTTCCTAGCAATGCAAGGACAATTAGAAGAAGCGCGTTGGAAAGGTAAAATTGCTGGAGGACTTGCCGGTGGACCATTAGGCGCAATTTTAGGTGATCAAATACAAAAATATATTGATGATCCAGAATTTAGACAAAAGGTTGATCAAGCGTTTGGTATTGATAAATTAAAAGGCACTAATCAACCAGCTCAACAAGCAGCACAACCTGAAAAAACGTCAGGTCGTCAGTTAAGTCAAACTCCTGACGCTATACGTAAGCGCGAACAAAGAGCAGCAGCAAAAGCTGCACAAGCAACAGATAAACCTGTTACAGATAAACCAAGAGCAAGAGTAAATCCACAGACAGGTGCATTGGAACCTGTACGTACGGATACACCTAAAACGACAAAACCTAAAACTACAAGGACACCATCTGTTGCTGCGGCACCTGCAGCACCTCCACAAAGTTTAGGAGCACAGATAGGTAAAAAGGGTTATGAACCAGACATGCGCTGGTGGAAAAATCTTCCTGATAACAGTAAATGGGCTGATGATGTCGCAAAATCTCCACTTGTACCGAAAAAGGTTAAAGCAGCATTAGCAGCATTAGGTGTTGTCGGCGGCGCTGCGGCAGGGCTAGTCAAAGGTACAGATCCAAGAGATAAAACAACTGCTCCCGCACAGACATCATCCGCTCCACCTCCCCCTCCACCATCCGGTGGCGGTCCTACATCAAGCGCAAGCAACAATCCTCCGCCGCCGTCGCCTGATAAAGATACAGTAGATATAACAACAGCACCTCCATCTAGCGACACATCAATCATGACTCCTCCTCCGGTCGCTGGACCTGATGAGCAAGATTCTGATATATTAGGTGCACCAGGTGCTGATACGTCAGAACCAAATGGTCCTATCGATAGAAACAGATCAACTGACGTAGCAATACCTCAAAGACCAAAAAAGATTGAATATTCACAACCTGAAATGCCATTTGAAAATACTGATGCTGTTGCTGTTCCTCAACCTTCATCAGGCGCAATTAAGAAAGCAGCAAAAACAATAGGTAAGGGAGTTTTACCTGCAGCAACTTTATTAACTGTACCGGATGATTATAAAGATTTTCAAAAACGTTTAGGCAATAAAGATTACGCTGGTGCAGCATTAAGAGGTGTCGCTACTACTACCGGCCTTGTACCCCATTTCGGAGCACAAGCAGCGTCATTAGGTGCGGAAGGAGCACTTGCTGCCTATGACAATCCTCAAGCAGTAAAAGATTACTTTAAAAATTATAAACCAACAAGTTCAATCGGTAGAGGTATCAAGGAAGGTTATAGTGCTGGCGCTGTTGGTGGCATAGGACTAGGCGAAGAACTTGATGAAGCAGGCGGCCGTCTAGGCGCGGTAAACACAGTAGCACAATTGTTTAAATCAATTATGCGCGGCGGAGATCCTGTTGATATGGATATACAACAGAGACAGATGAACGCATTGATGCGCAAATATAATATTGATTATAAAGATATAGGTGTTAAAAAACCTGCTCCTAAAACATCTAGACAAGCCGCGAGTCCTGATATGAAGCCAGGCCAATACAAAACATGGGATCAAACACTTCCATCATTTGACGATATACCTAAAGCAGGACAATATCAAAAATGGATGCCCCCTGAAATAGAAGAAACAATCAATACACCAGGTGGCATGGGTCAAGCATATCGCAAGATTAAACTTAAACCAGATGAGATGGATGAAGGTATTGCTAGCGCAATTAAAGGCGGAACAAAACGTATCGCTACTATGCGTAAATATTTTGCAGGGGATGAAACTGCCAAAGATCCAACCGATAGTAGTATTCAACGTGCCTGGTTCGCGGATCCTAAAAACCAATATCAGATTCAAAGACCATCTCAACCTGCAAAAACATCTAAGACTACACTTATGACTCCTGAAGATGAGATGATAAATGAATTGAGTCCTGAAACTCTAGCAAGTTATAAAAAGAAGGCAGGTGCAGAAGCAAGTGCTGCTGATAAAGAAGGCGACTTTCAAAAAGGCAACAAGCGTTTTAGCGGAATAAATCGCGCAACTAGATTGCAATTTAAACAGGATGCTAAAAAAGGTAAAGCAGAGAAGGTTAATGAATTAAGTCCTAAAACTATCAATGCATTTTTAGATAAGGCATCAGCAGCAGTAAGAGGCGGCAGACCAGAACCTGCAAAAATAAATCCAATCACTAAACAAACAGCACCTCCGGGTTGGAAAGTTGCTGCTGGAAAAGTTGCTAAACCTGGCACAGCAATGGATCACTATGCTAAAGTAAAAGCCATAGAACCTAAAGTGCCGGTCAAAGAATATGACGCAAATTTGATAAAACAAATAGCAGCAGCAAATCAAATTAAAGATCCTAACTTAATTTATATAGGACAAAAGATCAGACTACCTTCCGGCGATACTTATGTTGTACAAAAAGGTGATACGCTAAGTGATATAATATATAATAGACCAACACAGTCTGAACCAATTAATGCGCCTGTTGCACCAGTCGCTTCTATACCAAAAGTAGAACCTAAAATTAGCAACAGATATCCAGATAGTGGTAGAAGCTCAGGCAGTACTTTTGTAGATCCAAGAAATAATCCTGGCAATTTGCGCGGTACAGACGCACTACGTAGACCAGGATACGTATTAGATAAAGCAGTAGGCTTTGATAAAAATGGTTTCGCTATATTTGCTAATCCCGAAGATGGCAAAGAAGCAATGCGCAGACAGTTAGCATTGGATGCATTAAAGAGAGGATTGACAGGCAGACAGTTGATTCACAAGTATGCCCCGCCAGTAGACAACAACGATACAAACACATATATTAAAAATACTTTTGGTGAGTTAGGACTAGATCCTGACAGCAAAATCAGTGCAAAAGATTTAGATAGTATTCAAAGATTGATGGTAAGACAAGAACACGGTAAAGAAGGTATGAAACATTACTTCCCGGATGTTCCTACAAATAATATAATAGCACAGGTGAATGAGATGGAAATATTACAAAAATTTTTAGATAGGAATGCTGATAAGAACAAACAGGATAAACCTGTACCAAACCCGAATGCTGTGTATAAAAAGCCGGGCGCGCCTAAATCAGCACCCTATGATATCAGTCAGCCTGAAGAACCAGTAGAAGTTCCGGGACATTATTTAGAACGTGATCGTCCTAAACTTGATGCGGAAGTACAAAAGAGAATGCAACAACTTCAGCCACAAAAAACAAAAGAAAGTTCAATATTAAAAGGAATTAAAGGACGCTAATCTTGACACATCTAAGTGACAATAATATAGGTTACTTTAAACATTTGATTAGAGCATGGCGTTGGAGTTTTATATTATTAGTTCATGGAATATTTCCAGAAATTTGGAAAACAAAAGTGAGCGATGAAATTTGTAAAAAAAAGGATGAGGATCATTTTAAAAAATATTTAATTAATGGTCTGTAGAGGAATAAAAAATGAAAAATTATAAGTTTGAAGTTTTATGCAAAAGCGGTCAAGTCAAAGTATTTGAATGCACAGCACAGAATTTTCGTGAAGCAAGAAAGTTGCTAGAAGATTTCATACAGGCGAATTAATATGTTAGCAGATAAATTAAAAGTATTATTAGCAAGTTCATATGCCTTCGTCATCAAGGCACAGTATTTTCATTGGAATGTTGAAGGACCAAACTTTCCCCAATACCATGAATTTTTCGGCGATCTATACGCTGAAGTATATGCTAGCTTAGATAAGACAGCAGAGTACATCCGCACATTAGATAGTTATACACCCGGCAGTTTTGAGCGTTATAAAGAATTATCAATACTTCCTGATCAAACTATGGTACCACGCGCCGAACTCATGTTCGCTGAATTACAGAGCGATAATGAATTATTATTAGGTCTATTACAAGAATGCTTTGTTGTAGCAGGCAAAGAAAATCAAAGAGGCATTGAGAATTATCTTGCTGAAAGATTAGACGCACATGCAAAACATAATTGGATGATCAAGAGCGTTCTTAAGAAAGATAGACAATAATGAAATGCGCATACGTGATCTTACTAACGAGGCCAGCCCAAATACACTAGAAGGTAGTTTAACTGACGATCTAGTGACTAGCAAACAATGGCTGGCAAATAAAGTTAAAGAAGGTCTAGGTAATAAATGCGCGAGAACTATCTATGTATTAGGTAGCTGGTATGGCAATCTAGCATATATCCTACAGAAAGCCGGCGTCGTATTTGATAATATCATGTTGATAGACATTAACGATAACGTATTAAAGACCAGCGAACGTTTATTAAGACCATTATTTAACGACGGTCAATTGATATTTTTACATACCGATGCTAAAGATGTGATATATGATAAGCCAGGCATAGTAATCAACACAAGCATCAACGATATGAGTACAGATTGGTATGATGTTGTACCAGAAGGCATGCCTGTTATAGTACAAGGTCGCGATAGCGTGAGCGGGAGTAAAACTAAAGTTGCTGATATGAAACAGTTTAGCGATATGTTTCCTATGACTGTTGTAAATTATCTAGGTAAAAAAGAATTACAAGATCCGGAAACTGATTATACTCGCTATATGAAGATCGGTAGAAAATAATGACATTAAAACAGTATATTCATATACCTAAAACCGGTGGATCAAGTATAGAAAAAATTATCGAAAGTTCAACAGAGTGGTCTTATACAGGTCATGCTTCAAGACTGATGGATATAAATGAAAAAAATGCTTTCTTCTCTATAAGAGATCCATTAACTAAATTTACAAGTGCATTATTGCACACATTGTTTATGGATAAAAAAAATAAAGGGAATCTAAATGAGTTTATAGAGTATTTTAAAAATAAAGTAGAAAGCAATATAACAATTTTCTCAAAAAAAAATACACTTAAATTTTATAATGACCGAAGATTGCCTATGATTTTTGCCTCGTCAGCATATTGGTTGGGAACTTTAGAAATGTATAAAACGTATGAAAATAAAGTTTTTTTAGCTTTAGAAACTTCTCAAATCAATAGATACTTTGCAGGATTTAATGATAGCACTGTCCATTACAGAAACCATAATACATATCAAATAAATTTTGATAGTAGCATCTCTGAAAAAAATTTACAATTTCTTTATGATTTTTACGATGAAGATTATAAACTTTACGAATATATAAAAACAAGACCTTATTATGTAGGGGATACCAGTGCGCAGTAAAGAATTTGTCAACGAAAAATGGACTGCAAAATACAAACGCAGTATCAATTGTAATAATCCTAAAGGCTTTAGTCAACGCGCCCATTGTCAAGGTCGTAAGAAGAAAACAAATGAAGATGAGGATCTAAGTAAATTTGTAAAAAACAAATTGAAAGCAGCAGGGTATAAGTTTATAGGCAGCGGCTATGATGCGCAAGTATGGATGAAAGATGAAGGTACTGTAGTCAAGATACTCATGCCTAAAGAAGATAATACTGCCCATGAAACATTCAGAATGTTTTATCAATTGAGCAAAAAACTAAATGCACCTAATTTGCCACAATTCAAACAAGTAGATGGTCGTGAAGTTTATAACTTCACTATAAATGATCAACCGTTTGTTCAGTATGGTATGGAACAATTATACCCATTAGAAAAGGGCTCATTAGACGAATACGTAGTTTGGATGTTAGCCGATCTTTCAGCAAAGCAATTAGATTGGGCGAAAGTCGTAGACATAATAAGTAAAGATTCGGGCGAGGGCATGTACCCAAATGCTAAAAAACTACAGAAAGAGTTTGTTGCCCAAAATACTAGCAAGTTGAAAGAATATGAGATATTCTACAACACCTTGCGTAAATTACATAAAGTAGGAAATAGCAAAGGGTATGGTTGGGATCCTCATACTGAAAACGTAATGAGACGTAGTGATGGCACATTAGTCATTACTGATCCTTGGGCATAAATATATACATAGATTGAGGAACATTTTTATGAAGATTTTTGAAGTTATCGAAGCAAAGAAACTTGCAAGATCAGATGATCTTGACGATGTTGTGGATAAGCCAGAAGATCCAGATGCTGATAAAGTTCCTCATATCCTGATGCAATTACGTAAGGCAATTGATGTTGATGGCAACTATCCTATACTATTCAAAGATGGTAAGAAGGCTAAGTTGTCAATGGATCAGATTGCTGCTTTTGTCAAAAAGTATATGGGTCTAAATCCATCCGATAAAGAATCATTGCAAAATCAAGCAAGCAACAGCCTAGAGGGCTTCATGGCTGCACTAAAGCAAGAATTCAAAAAGCCAGAATTAGGCAAGATCAAGGGTAGTCGTTATATGAGCGGATTTGCTGGAGATTATGATGACAAGTAAAATAAGTTATTGGGCTAAACATATTTTAGTAGGATTACTAATAGGTCTTCCAGTAGCATTTTATAGCCCAAAAATCTTCAGTCAGCAATTATATTCATATAAAGTTGTCAAAGTAAGTGACGGTGATACTATACAGTTTGAAGCACCATTCATGCAACAACATTTAGGTCTAAAGCCAGTATTATCATTGCGTGTATTGGGTGTTGACACACCAGAGAAAGGTGGTCGCGCACAGTGCCCACAAGAGGATGCTAAAGCACAGGCTGCTAGCACATTCACTAAAGATGCTGTAGCAAAAGCAAAAGTTATACAGTTTGAGATCAAAGACCACGATAAGTTTGGTGGTCGTGTATTGGGTGATGTGATTATTGACGGTCAGCGTCTATCTGAACTATTAATCAAAAATGGTTATGCCCGTGCATATTTCGGTGAAAAGAAACAGAGCTGGTGTAACTAAAAATCTTGACAGACCACTGATTTATGATAAAATAATATCATGAATCACAAACCTAAACAACTCACTAAAAAAGTTTATGAAATCGCCCTCAACACCGGGGGCAGTTTCTACCCGGAAGTAAATCCTGATACACTACAGCGTTTTGCTGAAGCAATCGTAGAAGAATGCGCTACTGTGGCAGAAAGTAACAGCAGTTATCCTTATAAGGATTATGGTGATAAGATTCGCGCACATTTTGGACTAAAGGATTATGTATGACAACTATTGATTTACCAGAATTGAAATTTCGTGAAGGCGACTATGTTCGCAAGACCGGCGGCACTTATGAAGCAGACGGTATCATTGTAGGTATCGCTGTCACAACACGCGGCGATGTAAGATATGTGTTTGAATTCGAACAGTTTCCCGGTATGCTACATATCTTCAATGAAGGTCAACTACAACATAGGCTAGTACTTGATGGAACTTTTCCGAGTCACGGTTAGATTTAGAACATTCGTATATATAATTACGGCACTCATAATTTTGTTCGGAGTAATAGCATATGTTGTACAGTAAACCTGAACATGAATGGGATGATTTAGATATCTATGACCGCGAAGCAGCAGATATTCGCAGAGCATTACATCAGATTGATCTAGAACAATGGGTACAGGATCTGAAAACACTTGATCCAGAATTGTTCGGCGCACTCAAGCATAAACTAAACAAATACTGATATATTTTTGACCGATATCTCATAAATAATACTATACAAAAGTCTATCCTAAAATAAAAATAATAGGGATAGCAAGTAGCCAGAACCTAAAGCATGGGGCGTTTGGGGGAAGGCATATGGAATAAAATATATGTTTAGATCCGATAAGCTCTTGCTATTGGCAGTGCTTAGTACTGGCATGATCACCGTGGCCATGGCACAGACAACTACGGTTTCAACTGTAGATACTACAAGCAATGTCACAACAACAAGCAATACTACAAGTACCACAGATAACACTAATACGAATACTAATACAAACTATAATATTCAAAGTGGTACTGCTACTAATGTCAATCAAAATACAAACACTAATACTTCAACAAGTACTAGTGATAACACCAACACGAATATAAACACGAATACGACTACAAGCACAAATACCAACACTAACAACAATGTCATGAGTGGTACTGTGACTTATAACAATAATAATGCTACGACCAGTACTAACACAAATACAAATGTGAACACAAGCACTGTGAATAGCACTAACAATAATGTCAACACAAATAACAATATCCAAAGTGGTACATTGACTAACAATAACAATAATGTCAATACGACTACAAGCAGTAACACAAACACAAACAATAATACAAACACAAATACAAACTTGAATATACAGAGCGGTACGGTTACTAATAATAACAACAATGTGAACACGACCACAAGCAACAATACCAATAACAATATCAACACATCTACAAGCACAAACACAAATAATAACAACAATAACATGAGCGGTGAGGTTACTTATAATAATAACAATAATAACAACACCAACATCAACTCAAATAATGTCAACACGAATAACACTACCAGCGTCAATACTAACAATAACAATAATGTCAGTACCAGCACTAACACAAACTTGAATAAAAACGAGAATGTGAGTACTGCTACCAACAATAATAACAATGTGAATGTTAGCACAAGCACTGCTGTGAACAAAAATGAGAATGTAAACAAGAGCGAAAGCACTAGCCAGAGCAATGTAAAGACAGAAAACACTAACACAAACATCAATCGTAATGAAAACATCACTAAGGTAGAGCAAGAGATCAAGGCTCCACCGGCAAGTGCCATAGCCCCAATGATCAGCACTTATAGCCAAGATGTTTGCGTGAGTGGTGTCAGTGGTGCAGTACAGACACAAGTTATTGGTATGAGCGCAGGTAAGGCTGTCAGAGATATGAACTGCGAACGCTTGAAGTTATCAAAGACACTATATGACATGGGCATGAAAGTCGCAGCAGTGTCATTGATGTGCCAAGATGAGCGTGTATTCAAGGCTATGGAAATGGCAGGTACACCTTGCCCATATATGGGTAAGATTGGTAAGGACGCTACAGAACAGTGGACTGAAAATAAGACAGAACGCCCAGATCAGAAGAAAGGCTGGTTCCGTAGTATCTTTGGTAACAATGACGAAAGCAAGGCTGAAAAGACTGAAGATATGCCAGAGGCAGATCCAGTAGGATGAAAAAACTACTGGCATTGTTAGCACTATTACTATTTGGGCCAGCAATGGCCCAAGAAGTCAGCCCCTATGCTGGTGCCACACAGACAGGTAATCTTGTGCCTGACTTTAGTTTTGATGGTCCAATAGGTACTACACCAAACAATTGGACATTGCAGGGCGATAACTTTAGTGGTGGTGCGATACGACCCGGATGTGGTGGATTGAGCAATCAAGGGCAATGTTTTCAATTTTCTTATATGGGTGCAACATTAGCCACTAATATAGATTTGAGCCAATATAACACAAATAGTTTTGAATTCTATTTTGACTTCTTCTATAGAATGAACTGTAATAATAGCATAGGTGGCTTCTGCGAAAACCCAGATGGTCCAAGAGATTTGTTTGGTGCCAGCGTACAGTTTTTCACAGAACAGGGTGAAGCGGGCTCATTCAACTTCATACCTATAGGTCCAGATTATTTCAAAGCAGGTGATCCTGGTGTGAACGGACTCGATTACAAGGCAGTTGGATGGTATAGTTCACAACAATCAGAGTTCTTGTTCACATCTGCTATCATAAGTTTCTATGGTCGTGATGAAGGTTTTTGGGGTGGATATTATGGCCCAGCAATAGACCGTGTGAATTTTCGTATAGGTTATCTTGAAGCACCCGATCCAGTGATAGGCGTTGACTGTACATTGAATCCATATGACCCAAGTTGTATTATCAATACACTTGACCTATATGATGATGGTATCATAGACTATAGTGATCCAGAAGAAGTAGCAGAGATGTTAGCGGATGAAACTGCTATTGATGACGATAACACAGGTAGTGATGATGGCAGCGATGATGGCACAGAAGTCATTGCTGATGAGGAAGAAGAGGTATTTGTGGCAGATGAAACTATTGATGAGACAGAGTTAGAAGAACTATTACAAGACGAAGAAACTACTGTTGAAGAAACACCATCAGAAACTAATGAGAGAGAAGTCACTTATCGTGAATTGACAGACGAAGAAAAAGCACAGATACTTGCAGATAGCATTAGTAAAAATACACTTGAATTGGCATTGAGCGTAGCAGAAGCAGCGGCAAGTAATAATGTAGCAACTACAGAAACATTATCAACTACTACAGCAAGAACAAACATATCAACTGTTGATGACGAAGTTGAAACCAAAGAACAAGATAAAATTGATAACGATGAAACTGTAGCAGATAATAGTATTGACAGTGCCAATGATCTACTTGAGACAGGTCGTCAACTAAACAATGTTAGCATGGCTCAGACACAAGCACAGACAGAACAAAGCGCGAGTGATAGCATAAGCCAAGCAGAAAGTATCGCTATGATAAGTGGTGAAACTAAATCAAATGATAGTGTTATTGAGAATATCACTATAGATAATGTCATTGATAATAGTGTTGCTGATAATGATGGTAGTGATTTTGAGATAATGACCGAAGAAAATAAAGTTGAAACAGTTGTTGAAGAAGTTGTAGCAAATAACATAGAACAAAATGTTGATGGTTCAGTAGATACTATTGATAGTTTTACTGATATCATGAACATAGATATCAAGCCGACTGATACTTCAACTGATGATGTTGAGTTTGTACAAAATGTTTTAGCACAGATAGAACAAAAATCAGAAGATACAAGTGTTAGTGCTTTTGAAGAAGATGAAAAGGTAACAATACAAAATGATCCAAATCTCGCAAACGCTTTCAATGTTGTACCAAACACTACTAATCTTGAAATACTGGGCGTACTCGGTAATAACAAAGACGAAAAGAGTGATGCTGAAAAGAGAGCAGAAGAAGTCGTTGCTGCTAATAAAGAACAACAAGAAGAAATCAACAAAAACTATATGGATGCAGATCAATCAGGTATCGTCGCTGCTATGAGTGGTGATACTGATGTATCAAGTTATCGTAGTGCTATGTTGAATGACAACAATATATGGTATAAGCCAGAAGATATCTACAAGAATGTAGTATACAAAGATAATGTTCGTGGCGCCTATTTTCTTGAGAAGGGCAATAGTGATACTTACAAGAAAATGGTTGAGGAGCAATATAAATGAGTGAACTAGACAAGATAAACTTTAAGGATTTTCATGAGATGAATCATGAAGAAAAAGAGATTTATCTCAAAAATAAAAATTATATGGTAACAAACTATCTAGGTGTAAAAACATCCGTCGGTAGTATGAGAGCAAGATTAGAAGCATATCTCAATGAAACTAGAAAATATAGACCTAGTATTTGGGATTAAGGAGAAAATAAACAATGGCTAAAAATAAAAAAGAAACAGATGTTGACAGCAAGATAGATGAACTAGAAGCTGCCAAAGAACAATATATGAGCGAAAACACAGTCATCAGTATTGGTGGCTATAGTTTCACACCTGCAAAATTAATGATAGCAGCTGGTATCGTATCAACAGTGTTAGGTGGACTTTATGGAGCATTTGAATTCTATAAAGACTATATGGACATGAAAACACAGATACAAGAATACGTAGCGCCAGACTTGAGTGGCATACAAGAGCGTATGACTAAACTTGAAGAAAAGATTGATGCTGCCAATGCCCTAGTAGACGAAAGCAATGAGATTATACGCGATGTCCGTATCGATCTAAAGGGTGATATTGATAGTCTACAAGCAGATATTGATGCTGCTGAAAGACGTAACCGTGAACTTGACAAAGAAGTACGTGGATTTGTGGGCGTGACAGACCGTGACATGAACGCAAGATTGCGTACAATAGAACGCGAGACAGATCAGAAACTAAAAGAACTTGAAAGAAAAGTAGACGATAAGATACAGAAAGCATGGGAAAACCCACTAGCAAAATAATGCAAACATTGGCTCTTCCTTTACAGCCAATTAGGTATATGGTGACTAATACTGAGCGTATCATATTAGTCACCTATGACTATAATATAGCGAAAAAACTAGCAAATGCTATAGGTTCACTAGAGAATCCAACTAAATTTTATGTGCGCGTGGGCAACAAAACCCGATAAATACTCTAATGCGAGCCGCAGAATTCATCACAGAGCGCAAAAAGAAGCGTAGAAAGAAAACCAAGTTGGGACGTTATTTCTTCCCAGGATTTGCCTATTATGGAGGCTATGGTGGTGAAGGTGACGCCGGTGGCGGAGACGGTGGTGGTGAGGGCATTGGTAGTAAACTACCACCTAAAGCAGGGTTCAACCCCAAACCTGTAAAAAAAGGCCCCGGAACTAGTAAAGACGATTATGAATATACAGCCTTTGTCCCGCGCGGTAAAGAAGATAAAGAAGCATGGGCTATAAAAAGAACAGTAGACAAGCAAAAACTTAAACCAAATAAACCAAAAAGTTTAGATACAGGGTTTTATAAAAATTATCTAAGTAATCGTCCTATACGTGAAGATGAGGATGAAACAGCTAAAGAGGTTGAAAAATTCAAAGATTGGGCCGTACAAAAACTAAAGATAAAGAATCCACCTAAGATAGAATTGAGTTACGATACAGAAGAAGCACAACAAGGCCATCATACCGGACGCCATATTGAAGGTAGCGATAGTGTCTGGGTATATGCAGCCAATCGCAATCTAGTAGATATACTACGTACTGTATTCCACGAACTCGTACACTGGCGTCAAACTGAATTAGGCATGATTGATCACGGTGACAGTTATCCAGGCAGTGCCATAGAAGCAATGGCTGATATGCTTGCTGGCAAGTATATCAAGATTTACGGAAAAGCAAATCGTCAAGTATTTCAATAATGCTAGTCAGCCTTGACAAAAATAAATGGTTGTTTGATTGGATACAGGATAACTGGCAAAAAGATATCCATAACATACTTGTTGAAATGGACCCGCATGTCCCTAGACCAAATGTATTACGCGGTAAGATCGCTAAATTATTAGAGAGTAAAGGATTTAAAATTAAAGTAACTAGCAAACACGATATTATTATTTCAATGAAAGATGAAGATTTTACTTTTTTGAAGTTGAAGTATTCTTGATCTCATCCAACATCTTTACGACTTGTAATTCATTCAAGTCATGTTTCTTATCATAAGGTACTGGCAATGTTTGCCACTCTTCTTCACTTGCGTCACAAGTCACTAATATTTCGTACTTATGTCCATCGCTTGTGTATAGTTCTACCTGCTCAAGGCCTAACACGCTATTGCTAGCCTTTGTCAACGCTGTGCCCAATGCTTTCAATGCGGCACGCTCTCCTACTATGATAGCGCGACCATTTGGTTCATTATGATTCTGTATATGTAATCTTGCTTTAGCGGTTAGCATTTAGTAAATCCTTTAGTTTATATCTCTTGTGCTTATTTACTGTGACATACTCGCTGTTATTTTTATATCCTAACTTACCCACGCCCCATAATATAGGTTGGTCGTGAAAACTTACAGCACGATCTAATATCACATCAAGGTACTTACCATTGCCCGTACCAATAGTGACAAATGTGATATATTGTTTTGGCGCACTTTTGAATACACGATAGTTAGCAACAAGCCCACAAAACTCTACTTCACCCGGTCTACGTAGTTCTGTACATACTGGCAAGAACTTATCGCTGTGCCAATGTCCTTGTGATAATAATTCATTGACTTCATTGCCCTGATATGTGACTGGGAATGCTCCTGCTAGTTTAGCCTCATGGTGATATACCCAACGACTATAACTGCCTTGACAATGCTTCAATGTAGCACGCCAAAACTTCTCTGGATTATGTGCTTTCTGATATGCGATAGCCCATATCAATCGTCCAAGATTGATAGCATGTGCGCGGCATAATCCAAAATTGCTTAGTTCACGTAGTGCCGCGAATATCTCAGTCTTGTGTTCGTGATCGCCAATCTTTTGCATGAACTCATAAATCTTTTCTTCATTCTTTTTAGCGAACGCACGACGCCACATATCTGCCTCATATTGGCTACAACCTAGTAACTGGCTTATGAGTATGATAGCGTCATCTTCAAATACTATCGTATTATCAAATGTATCCTTGCTCCAGTCACGGAAAAAACTTGCTTTACGACGACCTTGTGTTGCTACTGGTCTTATCAATGCCGTAGCCAACACACAATCTTCTCTACGTTTAGGCTTTATCGCTTTTAGCAATCGTCGCATAGCAGGACTTTCTGCTTGTGTGACACCTAACACATTTCCAGTCGCTAATAATTCCGCTGTTTTTTCATCGTATTCAGGATAGTCTAATAAATTCATGTTTGGCTCTATCTCAAACAGTTGCGATAGTCCACGATTGGCAAGTATGTCTATCTTGAAATGTTCTAAATCTTCAATCTCATATTTGTCAAGCAATATCTGATTAGTGCCATTGATGAGGCTTTTAGGTACTGGTCTATCAAATATCAATACGCCGCCGCAATGCTTGCTGATACAGCGTTTCTTACCTAATAATTTCTTTGCTAGTTTTTCAGCATCTTCAACAAACTCTGGTACAACTTCTTCTAGTTTGAAATTGCGTTTGAGTTTGCCTTTAGCACCGAAACGTTTTGCTGCTTCACGTAACGCACTTTTTTCCTTGTAGGTTACATAGTTACTAACACGGGCACTCTGACCTTTCCATTTATCAAATATACGATTCATGACCGTTTCTTGTTGAAAGTGCGGGAAGTCTAAATCAATGTCTGGTAAGTCATCACGTTTTGGATTCATAAATCTTGACAGTGGTATGTTTTCCTTGATAGGATCTACATCACTGATGCCAAGCAACCAACATAGCAAACTACTGCCCGCACTACCGCGAGTCATATGTGGTATGTCTTTGGTTATATCTAGTATTTCTACTACACGGAGGAAGTGTTTGGCGAAGCCTAATTTGGCTATAAGTTCTAATTCTTCTTCTAAACGCTTTTCGTATTCACTGCCGTCGGGTAATTGCCTAATAAATTTACTGATGAGTGTTTCCAACTCTTTATATCGTGTGTCCATTGTTGAGCCTATATGTGCCTTAAGTGAAAATATTTATTGGGCAAATACCCAATCTATAAATTTCTTTACACAAAGTGTTTGACTTTTTTACAACAACCTTTATAATAACTAATCACATAGGAGATTTTATGTCTACAAGAACTTTCAATAACGAAGCAAAACTCAAGTTGACACAGTTGATCAACGAGGGCCTCGCTGTAATGCATGAAGTTGAAACACTCAACGGCGGATTGAACGATACTATCAAGGCTATCGCAGAAGAACTTGAAATCAAGCCAAGCGTACTAAAGAAGGCCATCAAGGTCGCACACAAATCACGTTTGGGCGAAACTAACAAAGAAAACGAAGAACTCAATACTATTTTGGAGACAGTTGGTAAGACTCTCTAATGAGTTACGTTGACGCAATACACGATAGAGATAGTGATAGGATATTCATTGTAGAACGACAGCCAGATGGTCGTCGCACATACAATGAGTTTCCTGCCAACTATACTTTCTATTATACTGATCCTAAAGGCAAGTATCGCAGTATCTATGGCGAGCCGGTCAGTCGTTTCAGCACACGCAAACGTAGTGAGTTTGAAAAAGAAAAGCGTATACACAGCAATAAGAAACTGTATGAATCGGATATCAACCCGATATTCCGCTGTCTAAGTGAAAACTACTTGGGCTGTGAGCCTCCAAAACTCCATACAGTATTCTTTGACATTGAGGTAGATTTCGATCCTGAAAAGGGTTTTAGTCCCACTAGTGACCCTTTCAATCCGGTGACGGCTATCTCAATGTACTTGGACTGGCAAGATGCACTTGTGACACTTGCTATACCCCCCAAGCATATGAGTGATGAAACGGCTCAAGAGTTAGTCAGTGACTTCCCGAACACAATTCTATTTCGTAGCGAGATAGAGATGTTTGAGACATTCTTTGAACTAATCAAAGATGCTGACATTCTCACTGGCTGGAACTCTGAAGGTTACGATATACCCTACATGGTAAATCGTGTGACTAGAGTGATGAGCAAAGATGATACACGCAAATTCTGTTTGCTTGGTCAAACGCCAAAGCCAAGAGAATATGAGCGTTATGGTAAGACTGAAACGACATATGATCTAGTTGGTCGTGTACACATGGACTATCTACAGTTGTATAAGAAGTACAACTATGAAAGTCGTCATAGTTATTCGCTCGACAGTATCGGTGAGATGGAAGTTGGTGAGCGTAAGACACAATATGAAGGCACACTAGACCAACTATATAACAAAGACTTCAAGACGTTCATACAGTATAATCGTCAGGATACGATGTTGCTTGTGAAGATTCACAACAAACTAAAGTTCCTTGATCTTGCTAATGCGCTAGCGCATGAGAATACTGTATTGTTGCCAACTGTCATGGGCTCTGTAGCAATGATTGAGATGGCTGTGATGAACGAAGCTCATGAGCGCGGACTCATGGTTCCTGACAAGAAAAAGAATAGCAGCGATAGTGACATGGCAGCAGCAGGTGCTTATGTTGCTGTGCCAAAGAAAGGCATACATGAGTGGGTAGGCGCTGTTGACATCAACAGTCTGTATCCATCAGCAATTCGTACACTCAACATGGCGCCTGAAACAATCGTCGGGCAGTTGCGTCAAACATTGACTGAACAATACTTGACTGACAAGGCACGTAAACTTGCTAGCGAGAAGGCAAGATACGACGAAGATGACGAACTTGAGATGAGTTCGTTGCTTTGGGAAGGTCAGTTCGGTAGCCTCGAATACGAAGCCGTGATGAATCAAGAACGTGGCACTATGCTCACACTTGACTTTGAGAGTGGCGAGAGCGTAGAGATGAGCGCCGCTGAAGTATGGAAACTAATCTTTGACAGCAACAAGCCATATATCTTATCGGCAAACGGCACAATCTTTAGGTCGGATAGTGAGGGTGTGATTCCCGGTCTATTGACTAAATGGTATAGTGATCGTAAGACTATGCAGAAGAAACTCAAGGAATCAACTACGAAAGAAGATATTGAGTATTGGGATAAACGTCAGTTAGTGCGTAAGATTCTACTCAACTCCGCGTATGGCGCATTGTTGAATGAGCATTGCCGTTTCTATGACAAGCGTATTGGTCAGAGCGTTACATTATCTGGTAGACAGATCGTCAAGCACATGAGCGCACAGATCAATGAGATCATCACTGGCAAGTATGACTATTATGGCGATGCTATCGTATATGGCGATACTGATAGTTGTTATTTCAGTGCTTGGCCCATACTCAATTCGCAAATAGCAAATGGTGAGATGGAATGGAGCAAGGAACTATGTGTCCAACTCTATGACAATATCGCTGATCAAGCAAACGATACGTTCCCAAGTTTCTGTGAACGTGCTTTCCATGTTCCACGCAAGATGTGTGTCATCAAGGCTGGTCGTGAATTGATCGGTGATCGCAGTTTGTTCATCACAAAGAAGCGTTATGCTATCAACATCTTTGACAAAGAAGGCAAAAGATTAGATAAGGATGGCAAGCAAGGCAAGATCAAGGCTATGGGTCTTGACTTGAAACGTGCAGATACTCCTAGATATGTTCAAGACTTTTTGTTTGAAGTATTAGAGATGGTACTTGCTGGTAAGACTAGAGAAGATGTCATTGAGCGTATCAAAGAGTTCAAGGTAGAACTTGGCAAGCAAGATAGCTGGACAAAGGGCAGTCCAAAGGGCGTGAACAAACTTACGTTCTATGGTGATTTAGAAACTAATAGCAAGACTGGCAAGGCAAACATGCCCGGTCACGTTCGCGCAGCATTGAACTGGAACTATCTACGCCGTGTCAACAGTGATAACTATAGCATGAAGATACTTGATGGCATGAAGGTCATCGTTTGTAAACTCAAGCCAAATCCACTAGGCTTTACAAGCGTGGCATATCCAGTAGACGAATTGCGTTTGCCTAAATGGTTCCAAGAGTTACCATTTGATGACGCAGCAATGGAAGCAACACTAGTAGATAAGAAAGTTGAAAACTTGCTAGGTGTGTTGAAATGGGATCTAAAAGCCAACACAGATACGAATAGCACGTTTGATGATTTGTTTAGTTTCGGATAACAAATGTTTGACACACGCAAAAAATTCCTATATATTACATATAGTTACGACCTAAATACAACAAGAGGATAACATGAAAGATAATTTACAAGACTTGATTCAGTATATACATGGACTAGGCGTCATTGAACTCATCAAGGTCAATGGCACAGACAAGGCAACTGTTGTCTCAGCAATCGCTGAAGATAAGAGTGTTGTCGTTGAAGGCACGTTCAAGAATCCATCAGCAGATTTCATCGGCACGTTCGGTATGCCAAATCTAGGCAAACTCAAGACTATCTTGGGCTTTGATGACTATGATGAACATGCCAAGATCAGCGTCACACGCAACAAAGACGATGTAGCAACTAGCGTTCACTTTGAGACTAAGGTCGGTGATTTCGTCAATGACTACAGATTGATGGCTAAGGCTATCGTTGAAGAGAAGGTCAAGGATGTCAAGTTCAAGGGTGCGACATGGAACGTTGAGTTTGAGCCCACTGTTGCTGGCATCATGCGATTGAAGAAGCAGGCTAGTGCTAACAGCGAAGAAAACAACTTCACTACAAAGACTGACAAGGGCGATCTAAAGATTTACTTTGGTGATGCAAGCACACATAGCGCAAACTTTGTGTTTCATCCAGACGTAGAAGGCACATTAGGTCGTGCATGGCAGTGGCCTGTCAAGGTATTCCTAGCAATCATGGACTTGCCAGGTAGTAAGACTGTGCGCATCAGTGATCAAGGCGCTGCTGAGATTACTGTTGATAGTGGTCTAGCAACTTATCGTTATCTATTGCCTGCACAGAGCAAGTGATAAGGATAGAGCAAACAAGTTATCCGTTAGTATGGCAGGTAGATCGTGAATACACGTTACCTGCCCAAAGCGGACAAGTTCGCTGGAACGGCTATAGCAAATGCTTTGAAGTTTGTGATAACAATAATGACGGCAGATGGTATAAAATAAACAATACTATTGAATTACGCAGTGATCCACAAATTGGAGAAGTTTTAGAGTGGGCTAAGAAGCGCATGGCATATGAAAAGAAAGTAGAACAACTTGCTAGTCAATATCCTGCTGTGAAAGATGCTAAAGAAAAACTTGACATAATATTGAAATTAGTGCAAAATGAGACTTGAACGTTACAATCAATATTTTTTTCATGGTTGGGGAGATATTTTAACTGTAGAAGATTTTGAATATGGGTATATACCTATACCTAAATGTGCAAGTACATTGCTTAAAAATTATTTTACACAGAATTTTAATTTTACAAAAGGTTTTAACTATAAAAATTTTAAAAATAAAAGATATGTAGTTTGTTTAAGAGATCCAATAGACAGATGGTTTAGCGGTGTCACAGAGTATTTTTTTAGATTTCATCAAGATATCATGCAAAAAGAAAATAGCGATGTTATAAAATTTATTTGTGACAGAAAGTTTTTTGATGAACACACAGAACTACAGCGTAATTTCCTAGAGGGATTAGATACAGATCAAATTACCTTTTTTTATATGGATAAAAATTTGATACCCAATCTAGAGCATTTTGTTTCATGTAAATTTCGTGATTTAAACCACAAAAGAATTAATGCTAAAAACTTGCGTAATAACTACATGTATTATAGCCCAGAAAAAATAAGATTCTTTAATGTATTAAAACAGTATGCTACAGAAAATACAAATTTTATTGAAAGCTTAACATCTTTTTATCAACATGATTATGATTTAATCAAACGTGTTCGATTCTACGACAGGAACGATACTGATATATTATGACTATTGACTTATCCAAACAACAAAATCCAGATTGGGCATTATTCTTGCCCGCAGTTAGTTCATTCTTTATTAGTGGGCTAGGAAAGCAGCGCGAAGGTGAGAATTACTTTTCTGCTGAACGTATCCCTGCAGGGTTCAATGGTGATGTTGAATGCCTTAATTTTTTGAATAGTACACAAGGCTTATACACTTATAAGTGGGGTCTCTATAGTGCGGGTCATGCCAACCTTGATATTAATGTGGACGATCCAGCCGAAAGTATCATTAGACGCAGAGAGCCAGGCACGTTCATGTTAGGAGATAGTGGCGGATTCCAGATTCTCAAGTGTCAGTGGCCAGCAGATTGGAAAGACCCTAACTGCCCACGCGCACTAGAAAAGCGCAAGGCCGTTTTGAAGTGGATGGATACATATATGGATTATGGTATGTGTCTTGATATTCCATCACAGAGTTTGACCACGTATCATATCAAGGATAAGAAAACCGGCAAGAGTGCGCATGGTATCAGCACAATTGAAGAAGCGATTGCAGCCACACATATCAACAACGAATACTTTATCAAGAACCGTGATGGTCGTTGTAAATTCTTGAACGTAATGCAGGGTCGTAATCACAAGCAAAGTGATGACTGGTATGCAGAGATGAAGAAGTATTGTGACCCAAATATCTACCCAGATAATCATTTCAACGGTTGGGCATTTGGTGGTCAGAATAAGATTGATATACACTTGATGCTAAAGCGCCTTGTACATATTATCCATGATGGCCTTCTTATTCCTGGCAAGCATGACTTGTTACACTGCCTTGGTACTAGTATCATGGAATATGCTGTACTTTTTAGTGACATCCAAAAGGCAATACGTAAGTATCATAACCCAAACTTTATGATTACATTTGACTGTGCTAGCCCATTCTATGGCGCTGCTAAAGGTCTAGCATATTTCAACACTAATATTGAACACGACAAGAAGTGGTCATATAGCATGGAAAAGACCGCCGAGAGCAAAGACTATGCCAACGACAATCGCAAGTTTAGCGATGCTGTAATCTCAGACGGCATACATGAAGTTTTCACTGACAGTCCTGTGACTGAACGAATGATGATACGCGACCTATGCTATCGTGGGCAGGGTTTCATAAATAATCAAGGTAAAGAGACAAAAACAAGTTGGGATACTCTTTCGTATACACTGATACAAGCACATAATGTCTATCAGCATATTACGGCAGTTCAAGAGGCTAACCGTCAATATGAACAGGGTGTTGTTCCCAAGATGATCATGAATGAGAATTTTGGAATTTACTTTGGTAAGGTAGTTGACGAAGTTTTCAGTAAAAAGACAAGAGAAGAAAGTTTAGAGGTAATTGAGTATTACAATAAGTTTTGGCTACAGATGCAGAGTGGTAGTCAGGGTATCAGTGGTAAGCGTACAGTGAATGCAATGACAATGTTTGATGAATTGTTTAGTATTGAAGAAAAGGCTGAAGAGGAAATTGACGAAACAATAGAAGATAGTGATGATGCTATCAATGAAGTTTTGGAGAACTGATATGGCTTATATACAACAAATTCGTATACTAGAACAAAAATTGCAACAATTAGGTAAGGGTCCATTTGACAAAGAAAATGTTGCAAAGACACTGGAAATTCAAAGTCAGATAAGGCGCCTACGACGAATTGAATGGGAAGAAAACTACGAACGTATTAAACTGGACGATGAGAGATGATAAAGCTTGTTATAACAGGCGGTTGTAGTTTTAGTGATCAATTTGCTTATACTTGGGCGCAACTCTTACAAGAAAAGGTTCAAAGTAAATATCCTGACGTAAAATTTAGACATACAGGTAGCCAAAGCCAAGGACAGGAATTAATTCAAAAAAAAATAAGTATCGCTTTAATTGAAGAATTAGATAATTATAAGCATCATGAAATTTTAGTATTACCTATGTGGTCAGGTACAGAAAGAAAGGCATTTTGGATCGATAATACTGAAATCGTTTATGACATAATGTCTGCCTATGCACAGGGAAAAGGAGCATATCTGCACCAATTTACCGATTTACATACAAACATACCCGACGATAAAATAAAGTGGGCTAAAAATACCAAATATAATCCTGAAGGTGGTTGGTATATGGCTAATTATTTTATACATGATAGTGCTATTTCGAAAGAATTTTTTAATTTACATCAAACAATAATAGGATTTGTGACTACAAGTCTTGAAAATATTATTTTTTTACAAAACCTTTGCAAACTTAAAGGTGTAAATATTTTACAAAGTTTTTTTAGAAGTTATGTTTATGATGATATCATCCAAAATAAAGATCATTTGAACCTTAAATACTTGTTTAGTGTATTAGACCATGATACTATTGTTTCAACAACTGGCATATACGAACACTTGAGGCCTACAAAAATTGTAAATGATAAACATGAGGGAAATAATATATTTTATAAACCCTTTGAAGAAGATCGTGTATCTACTGCAAAATATTTTTGTGTTGATGATGCACATCCAAACACATCAGGTCATAACAAATGGTTAGATGAAGTTCTTATACCTAAACTAAACGAAAAGAACTTTTTCAAAATTAATAAAAAGGATATATAATGGAACAACTAGAAATGGCAATGACAGAAAAGCGTAATCGTATTAGCAATGCAGCCAAACGTATGATTTGGGTGACTTTTCAGCGTGAGGGCATTCATAGATTTCCCGCTGCTGCTACTGACCCTAAACTTGCTGATGTTGCTTTCTTGGCAAATGAGCATAGACACATTTTTCATTTCAACGTAAGTATTGAAGTATTTCACAACGATAGAGATATTGAGTTTATCCAGTTCAAGCGTTGGTTAGAAAGTCTCTACCAAGGCACTCTGGAACTAAATTTCAAGAGTTGTGAGATGATTAGCGATGACCTCTATGAAGTTATTGCTAGTCGTTACCCAGGCCGTGACATCGAAATCACTGTCAGCGAAGATGGAGAGAACGGTGCCACGATTCGTTACAATACCACAAAACCAAATCTAAACATAGTCATATAATGACTGAAAGTTTTAACATCCTTAAAGACAGGCTGGATGCACTCAAGCCTAATAGACAGGCTGTTCCATTTTCACCAACTTTTACAGGACGCCATCCTGAACCAAATATAATTGAAAAATCTAATTATTATGAGCTAGATCCATCTAAACATAGGTCCGGGAGTCAAACTGACTGGAGATTTGGCCAAACCAGTCTTACCGCGTCAAAAATCTTGATGACTGATGACAACATGAAACCAATCATGATTGAACATCCGGCAAAAAATACAGAGTTTCATGTTATACGAGGTAGTGATACACTATTTGTGAACATTGGAGAGAGTTGGACCTATGGAGAAATTTTATTTGATCCATACGATATGACGCGACAGGTCGCGACCGGCGTGGGTCAATACCATTTAGACATACAATTACAATACTGCTTTGGTGCTAGAATTGCTGAAGCTACAGGCTGGGACTATTATCAATTTGCTATTCCAGGTAATTGTAATCTGTATATGCATACCGATTTAGAAAGGATACTAAAACACGTTGCTACATTAGGATATAAAAAGGTTTATGTATCTATGCAATTGACCGATCCTAGTAGGGAACTTAATATATCTGATACAAAACTTTTTAAATCGCATCCAATAAATGATTGGTTTAACTATCCGATAGATAATAAAATTCACATCGTAGATTGGTTAGCAATGTATGATGAAATTTTCTTTGAACACTTTAATAGAATCTTAAATAGTTTCACGGCATGCGCAATTGAAGGAATTATGTGGAGAAATTTTACAAAATTTGTAAGCAATAAAAGAGATTATAATTTTAAATTTATTGAAACAAATTGGGTCACACATACAGCCAAATTAGTTAATCACAGTGACGTAAATGTACATATGATCATGGCTTATGTATTTGATGACTATAAGCGTGAAGTAGGCAAAAATTTGATTATACCACTAGAATGGATGGAAAGTGAGGTTGAAGCGATACATCGTTTGCATGATTATATAGGTATGAAATCTGTACCGGGTCAAATTTACCATAATAATCACCCAACATATTTAGGTCATTTGGTTTGGGCGCATCATTTGATGCGACAGGCTGGGTGGAAAGATGTTTGATTTTTAAATTTCTTTCTGTTATTATAAACTTGTGTTCAACTTAATTAGGAGATAGAAAATGTCTAGAAATGAAAAGCGTTCAAACAACCAGGTAAATCAGATTTTTGATGATCTTGACGGTTATCGTAACTTCTGTCGTTTATATGGTTATAAGTTTGACGAGGCTGAACTGTATAGTAATCGTAGTTTTGCCTTCAGGCAATTTACGAAATACATGCAAGGAAAGCCCTTCAAGGACATGTGGGAGCTTGACAGTAAGTCAGCTTGATAATAATATATACGAGGGGGCAACCCCTCGTATCTTTTGAGGTGTTATGAGAAAATTATTTTACATGGGACTTGAGCCATACAAGGCTCGCTATACATTACAACTAACTGACTGGAATGAGCGTGTATTTAGGAATCGCGGAATACATTATGTTATCGTTCCCGGCGATACGCTATCTAGCGATCAAAACATCGTAGTAGGTCAGGTGCTTGACGCACATGGTCGCACACATTATAGCCTCACACAGATGGCTAATCTAATCAAGTTGATGAAAAGCGGCGAAGTCACTAGTGACGATGTGATTTATTTTGAAGATATGTATACATCAGGTCTTGAGAGCCTAGCATACATTATCAAACAAGTTCCGGAACAGTATCGTCCAAAGATTTTTGTTCGTTGCTTGGCACAAACTATCGATCCTGATGATTTCTTACACGTATGGGGCATGGAAGGTTTCATGCGTAAGTATGAAGAAATGATCAATGAGTTTTGTATCATTCTTGCTAGCAACGAAGAGATGGTCATGCATATGAAGGTCGCGGGCTGGAAGGCTCCTATCTACAATATCAGTGGTCTAGCATTTGGTAAAGATGAAGTGCGTAGTCGTGTAAAATCTGTCAAACCATTTGAGTTGAAAAAGCGACGAGTCGTTTTTGCTGCACGTTGGGATCAAGAAAAGCAACCCGACTTTTATATGGACATCATTGAAAAGTACACAAAGATGCACAACGGTGACGTTGAATTCGCATTATTGAGTGGTGCAAAACTACGTAGCAATAATAGTTCATATATGGAACGCACTTATAGATTACAAGATGAAGGTAAACTAAGCATCTATAGCGACCTTAGCAAAGACGAATATTATGGAATATTGAATGACAGCCGTGTATTATTCAACTGTGCTTTGCAAGACTGGGTCAGCAACACTGTCAGCGAAGCGGACGCATTAGGTTGTAATGTTGTATATCCAGCATATCGCAGTTTCCCAGAAACGTTTGCTAATGATCATACACGATTGTATGTGCCTTGGTCACAAGATGACGCATTGAATAAACTCA